TTCTCTCTTCATTTGCATTTTTTGATCAGGAGCACCTACATAGTCTGCTAACTCTTGATATTTCTTATCAATAAATGGTTTTATTTTCTCTTCACAGATTTTATCCATCACGCTGATAACCTTTTGTTTATCAGACGTATCTTTAACGAATTTATTTATTAGTTCACCCATACGCAAATAGATAGAATCTGTATCACTGGCAATAATATAATCTACGTTTTCAGATGACAATATATTGTTCATATATTCATTTATTTTATTTGCAATCCAGCGTATTGATAATTGTCCTGCGAGAGTTACTGCCATAGCTAAACGCAAATCATAGAATCTAAAGTATTGTGAACCTAATGCTCCATATGCTGAATTAAGACTTAGCTTTTTAGCAGTTTGAAGATTATCATATTTTGATATTACTTTAGCAATTTCTATTTTCTTTTGTTCGTCTTTTTCATTTTCATATTCTTGTTTAGCTTTAAGCATTAATTTTTTAAATTTGCTTCTATCTCTAAACATTTCTTCCATCATACTTGGTAGAAATCCTTTGACATCTGTTCTGAAAAATTGTCCATTTGGTGTCATTACTGCATCTTTCAATTTTGAAAAATCTATTTCCTTATTTAAGATTTTTTCTACAGACACACCTGACGCTATGATGTCTCTCATTGCTTGAGTATAATTTTCTGGTTGAATTAACGTTTCAGGTGAAATATTATATTGCATCATAATATGAGGATATAGTGATGTTAAGTCATAACTAGCAACGTAATGATGTATACCAACCTGGACTTTTTTAACATAAGCACCCTCAAAAGATGCTGATTTTTGTTTTATTTCTTTAGGTGGTACAATTATATTTTTTTCTAAAAGATAAGCATATGTTAACGAATCCCACATCCTAGTTTGTGTGAATATATCTTCATAATTTGATTTTGTATCATATGCTAAAGTAACACCAGTTTCTAATAACTTTAATTTTTCTTCTAATTTTACAATTAGTTCAACGTCTTTTATATTATATTCAATAAAGAGTTGATGATTTAACTTATATAGAGAGTGAATGTTATCATAGTCATCATATGAGAGTTTACCCTCACCTAGTTCAATCTGAGATATTGTTTCTAATCTGTAATTTTCTCTAGATTCTTTTGTTAAAGAAATATATAACTCCATATAATCTAAAGAAGACACACCCATTATATTATATAATGTTATCTTTTGATTTTTATATGAAACAAGTTTATCGTTAATATAATTCCAAGGAGATAGCTTTTTTGTTTCTTCTTCACCAAGTACTTTACGAAATCTATTTACAATATAAGGTATATCAAATAATTTTGAATTCCAACCAGTCACTATATCAGGACATTTATCTTGCCATAGACTTAAAAACTTTTTACATAATTCGAATTCATCTTGACATTTTACATATATCTCTTTTCCTTTTGTTTCGTAATCACCACAACCGAATACGAACATATCACCACCGATATATTTGATTCCTATTGCAGTGATTTGATCATTAGAAATGTGAGGATGAGGAAAGCCATTCTCCGATGCAACTTCGATATCGATTACTGCTATTGATATCTTGTCGAAATCGTAGTCAATCATTCCTTTGTGGTAATCTGCTATGAACGCATACTCGAATCTGTTATTGCCATAGATTTTTGAATTGTGAACGTTTTCGAATTGTTTGATGTAATCTTTAGCTTCACGAATAGTTTCAAATGACTTTTTACTTAGATACTCGCCTTGTAAATTTTTATAAGTTGATTCTTTATTCGATGGTAAATACAACGAAGGCGAGTATGGTATTTTTTGTTTGCGTCTTTTGCCGTCAACAATTCCTCTGTATAAGATGTTATTACCGAAAACTTGTACGTTTGTATAAAAAGAATTATTCATTTAACCTGTTATGATTTGTTTTTGTGGAGGTACAACAAGACCAGAGCCAAAAATTTGTTTATAATTAGTAATAAAATCTTCTGCTGGTTTATATGAGTATACTACACTTTTCTTCTTCAAAGCAATAGAAGAATCTTTCTTTTGTTCCGCATGAATAGGGAACGGCGAGAATCCAATACTAGGCTGACCATTTGCGCCACGAACGACTGCAATTCCTACTGGATTTGATATTACGATATCGGTTTCAGATTCACTTTCGATCTCACCTAAAACATCTTCACCCGTGACTAATTTTAAAGCAATGATTTCCATAATAACTCCATAAAATAAAAAAGACGCAAAGGTTTCCCAGTGCGTCTTCGATTAGTATTAAACTGCTGTGTTTGCTGATACTTCTGTTGCTTCTACTGCTACTACTGTGGCTGTATTTGCTACTACTGACGCTACTGTTTCTACTGTATTTGCTACTACTGATTCATCGTGATGAAATAGATGTTCGACTTCATTAACGATAGTTTCAATTTCTGTTTCAACGGCATGAACAACATTTTCAATAGCAGATTCTACTTTTTGTAAAATTGTATTTGCTGACATTTATATCTCCTGATTGTTTTGTAAAGAGGTTTCTCTACATCATATATTTATATAAATTCAATAAAAATGGAGCGGGCGGCGAGAGTCGAACTCGTCTATTTCTGCTTGGAAGGCAGATGTGTAACCAAAAACACTTCGCCCGCATATTTGGAAGCGGAGGATGGAATCGCACCATCGACATCATGCTTATGAGACATGCACTCTTCTACTGAGTTACTCCGCACTAAAACTGGCTCCGTGATTAGGAATCGAACCTAACTAGCTTTCGCACAGATTAACAGTCTGCTGCCACACCTTGCGGCTCTCACGGATCGAATTACTTTCTAGGTTCAACGACCGTTCTGCTACCCCTAAGTTTAGCAAGAACATCATTGACGCTTTCTTTTACTTGCCACTCACCATGTGGAGGAACAAATATATATGTGATTGTTTCTACGATTGAATCATCTACACCTGAAGAAATAGTACCCTCATATACTGACACAATCAATTCTTTACGTAGAAGAATTGGTTTACCTAAAAAATTAGGATTTGCGTTAGTTAGTTTAATATAATCATCCATTTTTTCTCACATATAAAAGTTAATAACTTTTTCCTTCAGCGTAGCGAATTCTACGTGAATGCCTTCCATTTCCTTTGTTTGCCCCTTTGTATGTTGGTGTTTGTGAGTGACAATTTGGGCAAAGTAGAGATAAATTTTCTAATGTGTTATTATCAGAATTTCCATCAATATGTTCTAAATCCATAGTTATAGATTTGTTATTCCATTCACTAATACCACAATCCCAACATTTATTTCCATTAACTTCTAACAAATATTTTTTTAGTGTTCTTGGACTTGCTTTGTTTTCTTTTATTTTTTCTTTAATTTGGAAAATATTTTGACATTTTATACTACAATATTTTCTATATTTACTTTTTTCGTCAATTATTTCTGCATTACAATTTAAACAATTAAAACTATTTTTATTTTTTAATAAATTATTAAAAGTTGTTGCACATGATATTGAACAAAATTTATTTTTTCTTTTCTCGTAAATGTGAGGATTACCACAATGTTTACATATTACGGGAGAAAGGTAATAATTATATTCATCTATAATTTTTCTTTCTTTTAAATTTTCTATATATTTTAGTGCGCCTAATTTTCCTGCTTCTTTTTTGCTCATTGACATAATCGACTACTCGTTAATTTGTATAATATGATTATTTATATATATTCGATTTTATCGAATAGCAAATGGTGCTGAGGGTGAGACTCGAACTCACGTAGGTTACCCGGTACATTACAAGTGTACTGCAATTGCCGCTATGCGACCTCAGCATTAAAAAATTAGTCCAGCTTACCGAATACTGGATCACCTTATCGTTGTGATGGCTTTTATATACGCTTGATTACCAATTTTGAGAAAGGAGCAATTCAAGTTTAATTCCTGTCTCCCGACAGTAAGATTTCAGTATATAACTATATATACTACTTGTCAATGGTACCTCAGGTGGGATTCGAACCCACAAAGGCCGGACTTCTAAGGACCGTAGGTGTGCCTATTTCCATTAGCCACCGAGGTATTATACAACAGGATAGATTTAACATTTTAGATTAAGAGTCTAGTGTTTTTAATTTGCTGTTACTATCCTAAAACTGGCGCCGCACCCTGGATTCGAACCAGGACCACTTCCTTTCAATGGAATTTTGTTATGCTGTTTATATTCTTATCAGAATACGTTTTTAAGTGTGCTACCATTACACTAATGCGGCTTTAAATCAACAGGATGGAATTTACTTTTTCAGACAAGAAAATTTTATATTGCTGTTACCATCCTAAAATCTTTTGGTGCTAACTGTTGGAATCGAACCAACTTCCTGCATTATTTGGTAGGAGGTCTAGGAATTGAACCTAGTTCTACTGCTCTTCAGGCAGTCGCTGAAATCACCAGACTAGCTCACCCCCCAAAACTTTTCGTATTGTTCTTTTTCAACTATAACAATATTTTTATCTGGATAAGTCTTTAAGACAATATCCATCTTTTCCCTATCTCTGGTGTGTCCAAAATTTAATATGTTTCAATATGGTACCTCGTGACAGAATTGAACTGCCGCAACGGCCGTGTAAGGACCGAGTTCTACCATTAAACTAACGAGGCACATTTCGATGGG